CGATTAGGGAGCGGCCATGATTGCTTTCGTCCGGTACACCACGGGGCTCGGAGACGCGGCGCTTTACGCGAGGATCAGAAACGAGCTCGGTGAGTTTTGGGATTTCGTCGGGCTCGCGTGGGTCACGCCGGTCACGACCGACTGCAAGCAATTCCTGACGGAATATGCGGACAGCGATCCAACGACTTCCTATTTCTCGAAGGAGATCGTCGTTCCTTTCAACGGCATCTTTTGTATCGAGGTCGTGGTCGATTCGACAAGCCTGGTCATCGGGTACGAGTCCACGAAGGACGCGGGCGGCGATGTCCCGGAGACGGGCCTCGTTGTGGCCGACGCCAGCAATTCAATAATCAACTTCAAGACCGATCTTCCATCGACCACAGACAATTACTGCTCTGGATCCTTCGTGAAATTCATCACCGGCGCGCTCATCAACCAGGTCAAGAAGATCGCCACGCCCGGGTACGGGGGAACGTCGAAGCTGATGCTCGTAACGTCCGGATTTACGGAGATTCCCACGGCCGGGGATCGGTTCATCATCATCAATCAGTAGGGGGGCACCATGGCGATCGTGAGCGGAGATTTAAGGTTTCACCTGACGGGAGGCGCGGCGAACGCGGATCCGGCTCTGTCCCTCGGGGGCGTGATCTCGAGCGTCCAGCTCACCGACGCGACTCTCGAGAACCTGTTCGACAACGTATCCCCCGCCGACGCCCTGGCCGGCGCCACCCACTACCGGGCCCTGTCGTTTAAGAACGCCTCCGCGGAGACGGCGTACGGCGCAGTAGTATTCATCTCCCAAGAAACGACCTCGCCCGATACGACCGTTGAGATCGCCTATGATGCGACCGGGACGCAGAGCGTAGTGGACGAGGACACGGCGCCGACCGGCTTGTCCTTCTCTACGCCCCTCTCCTTGAGCGCAGGAATCGCCCTGGGAGACATAGCGGCGGGAGGGGTGGCAAGGATATGGTTCAAGCGGATAACAAACGCTGGTGCCGCACAAGCTTCTGATTCCGGTAAAATAACGATCACCGTGGGGTCAGCACCTTGATTTTACGTTGCTGTGTTTCGGTGTCGGACATTGGGCAGAAGCCATGAAACCCAAGGGCAGAGTTGCAGTTATGGCAAAGGACTCGGAAGCCCGGAGGGTATCCAAGTTTTTTGAGCCTTCGCACAAGTTGGTCTCCGTCTCTCGCTCCATCCATTTTCCCGTCTCCGTTGATGTGGTCTATCGCAAGAAACTCATACGGATGTGGGCCACATGGTTTTCCGTGGTGGTTGCAAGAACAGATCATCCCACCATAAGCCATAAATGCGGCGATGCGGCTTTTCTTGTTGTAATCTCTCTTGTACTGTCGCTCTTTTTCTCTCCACTCAGGGTTTATGGTGTTTTTCTTTCTATATTTTCTTTGGAGATAATTATGGCGATCTCGATTATTGCTTCTCCATATTTTACTGAGAATAAGTGTTTTTTCCGGTGTACCAGGCTCATGCGACGGGGAGTTTCTATAGATCATATTGCAAGAGCGGGAACAATAAACAGAAGTTTTCTTTTTTGTCTTGAAGGATATTTTACATCTAAGGCATATATGCTGAAATTCCTCAGCACGATTTTTTCGTATTCTTGCCATTGGGACACACTACTCCCGCGCTTACAGAATGTCAATACCATAGGTATATGCCGTTGAGCTATTATTTATTGAAAGACGAATTTCAGATATCAAAAGAAAAATCATATAGTTACTACGTATTGGCTGGTGTTTCTTCTGAGCGGAATTACCTGTGGTCGATCTATGCTGGTATTTCGAGGGAGTGGACGGCTCAATGGTACGTCCTCTCTTATGTATCCAGACAGTTTACGATCATGTGGGAGATTGCTCATTACATTTCCAGGGAATTCAATTACTTGTGGAGGGTGAGTCTCGATTTCGGGTCGAAAATGAAGTATAACTTCACGATGGCGAAGATCACTACGCGCTTCTTCCGGAGATCCCGTAATGGCTAATCCTGTTCTTTCAGCAGCCATATCCGGAACAAGGAAGGTTCTATTAACGTGGACGTATGGAGCAAACGCTGATTTTAAGATATTCTGGAAATCCAATAAGCCGGCAGGACAGGAGTATGTCCTTCTCGCAACGACGAACGAATTCTCGTACCTGACAGCCGACCTCGACCCGTCGAAAATATACTCGTTCTACATCGGAGCGAATGTTGGAATAACGTTTTTCTATAGCAATGTGGTGGAATTGTTTGTTTCTTGCGGAAAGGGAGTGGTGTTGTCGGGTGCGCCGCCCAATCCACCTATTCAGCAGTTTGGCGGTATCTACGCTTATATCCCAACTCTTGATGTTTACAGACAAACAAGCAGGACGGGTCCTTTTAGTGCTTATGGTTCACTTCATGGTGTCATTAGCGTACCGATGCCGTTATATTCCGCTTTGATGGTGCGAGAGAACAAGGATGCCTGGGTCGCCATATTAAATGGGGGCATATATATTCAATATGGAGGCGAAGGAGATTATATTTATTATCAAGATGTCTCTTGGCGAAGGGATTGGAGAAGTTTTGCGGTTGCGGCGAATGGGGTTGTTTACGGTTCTGCGTTTTCCGATCAACTGTATACATTAAGCCCAGGAGCATCCGATTGGGTATCTCTCAATCAGGGAGTCCGCTGGTGGTATGGCTGTACGGTACATCCCAACGGGAATGTCTATGCCAGCGTTTGGGGTGGCGGGGATATCTATATGCAGACAGGCGGGGTTGGTGATTTTGTTGCATTAAATCAAGGAAGTAAAAATTGGACAGGCATGGTAGCGACTGCCCAAGGAGATGTTTACGCCGCGGTCCAATCTGGGGATATTTATAAGCAGACAAACGGGACCGGAGCATTTAACGCATTAAATCAAACGGTACGGACATGGGTAAGCATGACGGCAACCCCGGAAGGGGACGTTTTTGCTTGTGCGGCTGTTGCTGCCAGCGGTGGGATTTTCAAGCAAGAAGGCGGGGTGGGAGATTTTATAGCTTATGGAAACTTGAATCCGAACAATGTTGCTGGAATCAGCGCATACGCGGGAGTTAATTGACCCGACGGGAGCAACAATTTGGACACCATAATCAAATCCCCGATCGAGAAATTCTCGGTCAAGTTCAATTTCTCTACGGATTTCATCGGGGGCGAGACGATCACCACCAGGACGGTCACCTGTGTCTCCGCGGCCACGGGGGTTTCAAGCGCGGCCACGATTATAGACAGCGAGGCGATCGTCGATTCGGATGTGGTCGTGGTCTTGAAGGCCGGCACGGAGGGCGACGAGCACAACATTCAATGCGTGGTGTTCACCAGCAAGGGGAACAGGTATCAGCGGGATCTGCTTCTGATGATCCAGACCGTCGTGACGGACACCTTCAACAAGCAGCCGGACGATACTTTTTCGTTCGACTTGGATTTTTCCCGGCGCCTTGAGGCCGGCGACACGCTGGCGTCCGTTGTGGGAGCGGCCACGAAGGAAGCCGACGGGAGCGATGTTTCTGGCACCATGATCCCGTTCACGGAAATTATCTCCCCGAAGGTGGGAGTGCGGGTTGCGGTTGGGCTCGACGGGGAAACATACCTTCTGGCGATCCGCGGGACCTCAGCCGTGGGGTACGTCTATGAAAAAATCTTCCGGATGAACGTACAGGAGCGCCCATGAGCGTCGAAACGCATACCGTCAGAGACACCGACAAGGGGCTCGTCCCGCAGCTTCCGACCTCGAAGGTGATTTGGTCAACCGGCCGGAACGTGCGCTTCACCCCGGGATATGCGGGAAAGTCCCTCGGGAAAACGTACCTGACAACCGCGGACGGGGCCCTGCCGGTCCGGGACGCCTTCACGTTCATCGGAACGGACGGCGCGGTGAGGACGATCGTTTGCTGCGATACCCAGGTGTTCGCCTTCAACGCCGATTTCAGCGCGGCATCGGATATCACGCCGGCAATCACCCCCACGGGCGGCGCCTCGGACCTGTGGCAGTTCGCCTTGGTTTCCGGCCTTCCGATCCTATCGAACGGGAAAGACGCCATTTGGAAGTGGGCCAGCTACGCGGGGATCCTCTCGCCTCTTTCCGGAGCGCCGACCTACGCGAAGCGGATTTCGAGCGTCCTCCATCGGCTCGTCGTGTCGAACATCAGCGAAGGGGGGTACGCCTACACGGGCCGCACCCGATGGTGTGAGCCCGGGAACCCGGAGAATTGGACGATTGGGACGGACGGGAAAGCCGGATACTTCGATATCATTGATTACAACACGATCGCCTCCGCGCTGGCGAACATCATCGCGCAAGTCACCCACGGCGAGAGAATCTTCTATTTCACGGAGCGGGGCATTTGGTCATCCGACTTCTCCCAAGTCACGAAACAGTTTCGTTTGATCGACCAAGAAGCGGAAATCATGGGACCTCGGGCGGCTTGCCGTCTCCGGGGCCATGTCTATTTCATCGGGAAGCGGGACATCCATCGGACTTCCGGGCAGCTCACGGAAGATATCGGCCTTCCGATCAGGGACGAGCTATTCAAGGGCGTCAACGTGAGCGCCATGGCGACGGCTTTCGCCTTCCCGATGCTGTCCACCGGGGAAGTATGGTTCTGCGTCCCGATGGGCTCGAGCGTGGTCCCGGATACCGCTTTCGTCTACAACGAGGAATTGAAGAATTGGACGATCCTCGATGTGAATTTCTCCTGTCACGCCGATTCAGGCACAACGGCGATGCCGGCCGAAATTGTGGGGAACGCGAACGGCGACCTTCTGCGCCTCGATTACGGTGACAACGATTTTTCGGCCTCGGCGTACCAGGCGATCGACGGCCGGCTCGAGTCCGGGGATATGAGCTTCGATCATCCGAATAGAATGAAGGTGATCGCGGAAGTGATACCGGACCTCAAGGAACAGACCACGGTTTGCGAATTACTCGTACAGGTGGGCGTCCGGAATCGGCTGGCCGACGATATCAAATGGTCGGATCCTGGGGCCTTCACGATCGGCTCATCGGAGAAGGTCGATTTCAGCGGCTTCCGGAAGGAAGGGAAATGGGTCCGTGTGCGGTTCTACTCGAATCAGAAAGATACGCCTTGGATGTTGTCTGGCTACACCATAAACTACGAACTCAGGGGGACAAGATGAACAGCGGAAACGTGCTGCAAATGACGCCGAAGGTCGATCCGGGACAGGGGAACGCACAGCTCATCCTGGGGCTTCTTCCCTGCCAGAATCAGTTTCTTCTGAATGCTGTGGCGCCCGTGATCCTCCCGGGGATCAAGGAACTCGCGGCGGCGTCTCTCGGGGAATTCACGGCGTATCAGGTGATGAACGATATCCTCTACGGGGCGAAGCAGCTCCACCTGGGGTACGCCGATCGGACGGGGATCAAGCCGGAACAGTTCCAGGAGACGTTCGCAAAGAAGCTGATGGAGCCGGCAAAGGATTTCGTGGGCTTCTCGGTGATCGAACCCCTGCGGAACGCGGGATTCCATATCTTCGCGGTCTACATCATGCCGGAATTCCGGGGGTCGAACATGATGAAGAACGGCCTCGAATATCTCGAGGCAGAGGCAAAGAAGATGGGATCCCCGTATATTTCCCTGTCCACGGCGCACGGAAACGGGATCGCGTTTTCTGCCCTCGGGTACGTCGAAACGTACTCGAATTACCGGAAGCAGCTCTCCAAGGAGTAGCCCATGTTCCTGTGCGGATCGCATCGTAAGCTGTTCGCGTTTCTCGAGGAATCCCCCTCGAGGCGGGATCGGTTTGAAGATCGGTTCGTTTGTGAAGGCGGCGGCGGCGGCGGTTCTCAGGATATGGTCAGCTACACGAATCTCCTGCCGACGTACATCCCCGGGATTCAGACTTGGGCCTCGGCCTATTTGCAGCAAGCGATCGACATGATGCAATCTCCGGGGAACTTCTCGGAGTACACCCCTCTCACCTACGCGGCACAGAACGCTAATGAGCTGGC